TGCAAGGTTCATACTTTCTGCTTGTATTTTATCTATTGCCATTAGATTCCAAATGCCTCCTTAATTTCATCTACTGTTAATCCTAAGTCTTGGAGTTTTTGTTTAGCAGATGCTCTTTTGTTTTCTTTATCTTTTTGTTGCTGTTCAATATTTTTCTTTTCTTCTCTTAAAATGTTTCTTTCAGTTTCAAATTGAGAATATTCACTATCACTCATATTAACTAATTCGTCATTGATATATTTTTTATGCATCTTGAACCCCAAATAAATGAAAAGAACCTTGACTTATATTTCCATTACCAAAAAATATTTGTATGTAATTTAATCTATCAGTTCTATTTGATTTTAATTCAGCAGAATATTGATTTGTAAACATTCCACCTCCAGTATGATAATAAGTAGTATGACCTTGAACTTTTTTATATGCAATATTACTGTTAAATATAGTTATTTCTCCAACAGCATCTTCTCCAGTATCATTTCCAGCATATGAACCTTGACCAATAAGGGATATAGCACTTCCACTAGAATAATATCTTGAATTTACTACATCACTTGCAGTTCCAGTATGACCACCCAAAGTTGCTTGACCATAAGAACTACCAGATATTATGTTTGAACCATTATCAAAACTAAATCTCATACTCATATAATCATTATCATTAGCACCTTTTACATTTTTAAAAAATAATTTGTAAACATCATAAGTAGAATTTATATATGTGCTGTTAAAATTTATTGATGAAACAGCACTTGATATAGTAACTGTGTTTAAATGAATTAAACTCCCTACACTAGCAAAACTTAAATTACCAGATCCATCTGTTTGTAAAACTTTACCAGCACTCGGAGCTGTGCTAGGAAATGTTAAAGTATAACTTTGTCCAGCACTATGTGGTGGTGACTTTAATTTAATTCCATGCGAATTGACATGGCAGTTGAGTTGTATAGATCCATCAATACTAGATCCATCACCTTTAGATATAACACCTGATCCTGAACTATCTGATATAAAATCTACTTTGTCTTTAGTTACTGAACCAGCAGCAATACCTACTGTGCCTATGGCTCTACCTAAGAACACACAGTACATGGTGTCTGTAGAGGCAGTAGCAGCACTTAGTGTTAGTGTTGTGCCTGATACTGTATAGCTTGAGTTAGGGTTTTGTCTAACATTGTTAATAAACAAAGCTATATCTTGAGGATCAGATACACTATGACTAAGAGTATAAGTTGTTGTAGCAGAAGTAGTAAACTGTTGTTTTTCTAACTTTAATGTTTTATCTGCTGGTGTGTTACCTACATACGCCATATTATCTCCTATGTACTGATACTATCAACGAAACTTACTAATACATCACAAGCACTAGCTGTACTTGCAAATGCTTTTAATACATCACCATTCTGTATCACAATCTTTGAACCTGAGTCAATTAATTCAAGTGAACCACCTACAGGAATAGGTGCGTCTTTGATTACATTAAATGTTGTACCACCTGATGTAATTACTACAGTTATATTTATTGATGATGTGTGTTTGTTTACACATCTAATTGAAATCAATGCGTCATCAGAATTTGAAGTGACCAATGTTGTTGGCGATCCTGATGAGTTTGAAATCGAACTAGCGTATGATCTTTCAAAATCTTGAGCCATTGTTTTCCTTTCTTATAAAGCTATTGCCATCGCTACTGCAAAACCAGCACCAGCTTTGGAATCTATTTGTGTTTGTATATCGCTTGACACATTTGCCAAGTAACCAAATTCTGTATCAGAAACATTTGTGTTAGAGCCAATCTTAGTAGCACTAATTCTGTTTACATCTAGTGTTATATTACCAGCAGATGTGACTGGTGATCCTGATATAGAAAATTCTGAGCCTGACTGTGTTAAGCCAATGCTTGTAACTGTACCTGTATTAGATGGGGTGACTTGAGTATAGGTAATGTTTGTAGAACCTAGTGAGCCATCACTATCTGTAGTACAGAGGAATATTTTATTATCGTTAGTTGATCCTTGATTGACAACAACCATACCGCCACTTAATTCAGCAATAGTATCGTGTTCAGGATCTCTTGAAGCAGCACCACTTGATACTGCTAGATATAAACCATTCTCAGTAGCTGTAGATTGGTCTTTGACTAAAACTCTATCACCAGCAACTAGGGTTACACCATCGATTGTGTCACCAGCTTCAAGTCCATTTGACAAATTTACATTAGCTGTTGTTGCTACTTCAGCTATTATTCTTGTTCTAAGACCAGCTACTGCATTATCTACATAAGATTTAATTGCTACATCAGAATTATTAGAAGGTGTTGATAATCCTGTAATACTACCACCACTAATATTGACTGTTGCAGCGTTTTGAACAGCCATAGTACCAAGACCAAGATTTGATCTTGCTGTAGAGGCTGAAGCTAAATCTGATAAGTTAGAGGCTTTTGCTACTTTTGCATCTAATTGTGTTTGTGCATTGGAAGATAGAGTATTGATATGTTGGAACTCAGTATTTGTAACAGAGCCATCTGCTATTTTTACTGCATCAATACCAGTAGCTACTTGAGCATTACTGATTGTGCCTGTCAATGCACTTGCTGGATAGCTAGTTGCATCTTGTAGGTCAAATGCTGGTGTTGCATCACTAGCACCTAAAGCTAAAGATACACCACCATAAGAAACTGTTGAATTAGTAAGACTTGAATTTGCAATATTAGATAAAGTATTGCTAGAACCACTTATAGTTTTGTTTGTAAGAGTTTCACTACCAGCTTTTGTTGCAACAGTCGAGTCAATAGCAAGGGTTACATTTGTGCCAGAGGCTGTTGATGTAATTCCTGTACCACCTAATAAACCAAGTGTTTCTGTACCAAGCACAATATCAATAGCTGATGAACCATCAGAGATATCTAAGTCTTGTGCTACTACTTGTGAATTTACATAAGCCTTAATAGATTGTTGTGAGGCTACTTTTGTTGCACTATCTGATGCAAAATCATCTTCATCAAGAAAAGCAGAACCACTTATCGCTGTATCTAATACAGGACTTGTAAGTGTTTTGTTTGTAAGTGTTTCAGATCCAGCTAATGTGGCAAAGTCATTATCAGATAATGCTGTGTTAAATTGGGCAGTTGTTCCTGTAAGAGTGTTACTGCCTAGCGAGATAGACTTATTCGATAAGGTGACTGTGCCTGAAGTGACAAATGCTTTTGTGGATTGTTGTGAAGGAGGAAGTATAGCACTATCACTCGCCATGTTATCTTCATCGACAACAGGATTAGCTGGATTTGTAAACACTGAACCGACATATACAGAGACTGTGGTATCGCCTGAATTGATAGATCCACTGTCAAAAGTGAAGGTTACTGTCGTGTTCGGTGAGGAAAATGAACTTGTAGCAATTTTACCAAAGATTGTACCTGTGTTAGATCCTACAACTTTGACTCTACGACCTACATGATATGTAGAAGTAATGTTAGCCGCAACTGTAATACTGGTAGCAGAGGCTCTCGTAAAAGTAGTAGTGCCATCACCATCACCTAATAGGAACCATTCTTTGTCGTTCCATACTGATCGGACATCTTTAAGTTGCTCTCTAATAGCGTTATTAACGTCAGAGGGTGACATACCCTCAGATATATTAACTCCGTTGATAGCTGTATTACTACTAGCTGTCGTGCTGTAACTTGATACTGTCATTATTTATCCTTATTTTCCTTATTTTGATTTGCTAATGTCTCTCCGTATGCTGCAACCCATTCTTGTACTTCTGGACTTGATCCAGCAAAAACAGTTCCAACTTTACCAAAATGTTTTATGACGCCATCTACACCTTCATTATTGGCAATATCTGTGCCTTGTACTAACCATTTTACAATTTTAGGATTTGTAACTAATTCTGCACCACCTACTAAAAATAAACCTGTTTTAAATACATTCATCAATCCTATGACGCTACCACCTACTACAGCAGTTGCATAAGATAATTGACCAACCATAGAACCAGCAGTTTTAGATGGGTTTTCAAAAGTTTTACCAGCTTCTGCAATATTAGCAGATATGACTGCCAATCTATCGAGGTCTTTCCTTAAATCTGCATATTTTTTACTTGAAAACAAAAAATCTTTTGCTTTAGGATCTATTTTGTTCCAATTAGTAAGAAAAGTATTGCTGTTAAACAATTCTGCTGCTGAAGCACTATCATAATTCATTCCTTCAGATGGTTTAATTTTACCTAGTTTTTGTATAATAGCATTTTGGATATATGCAAATTCATCAGGTTTAAGTGATTTTTTTAAACCATTTATGTATTTTGTTCCTTCTTGAGATTCTTTGAATAAAAAATTAATTATTCTGTCTTGATCTACTTTGCTAAGAATTGGTTGTAAAATATCATTAATTCTTTTTTGCGATGCTTTATAATAATTATCTGCTCTTAAAAACTTTGTGTAAGCAGCTTTATCTGTGTCTTTTAGAAAAACTTTTAAATCTTCAGACAAAGCTCCATAAAGCCTTTTATATTCAGCTTTAGATATATCATCAGCAAGGTTTGCATTAGTTAATGCAGATCCAATTAATGATCTATAATTTCTTAACTCTTTAAATGTTAAAGTTCCATCTTGTATTTTGTCTAAAATTTCTTGTCTTAGTTTTATTAATTTTGGTGATTGTAAAACACTTCCTTTTTTTCCAACGACTATAGTTTCTCCAACTTTTAAAGATGGATCTTCTTTTGCCATCTTTTTTGTAACTACTTTTGTTATATTTGCACCTTTTGGTTTTGCAATTTCATCAAGTATTGATACAAAACTTGGAACATTAACTGAAAAATCATCACCAGATAATTTCACCAAATCAAAAGATTCATTGTATAAAGATGTAGATTTAGTTTTAAACTTTGTAACACCACTCTCAATTCCATTTTTGGTTATGTTGTTAAGAGTTATGTTGTTTACTAATGCTGGAGAATCAACAAGGTAGTTACTTGTTCTAATTAAAGACTCACCCATGTCCTTTTGTATTCTCTCACCAGCTTTACCAATTTTTTCTTTTGCTATAGGTATGTTGCCTAAAATATATTCAAGGTCTCTAACTAAACCAAAATTTTGTCCTTCAGATAAAACACTTAATGATGATGGAGACACATTTGCTTCTTCAAAATTCTTGATATTCTGTGCTGACTTTTCTCTTGTTTTTTTTGTAAATCCAGCAAATGGTTTTTTAATCTGTTTTAAAATGTAAGGAGTTATAAATTCTGACACACTTCCTAAAGTAAAATCAAAACCCCTAGCTGTTAAATACTCAGGAACTGTTCGGTCTATTTCACCACCAAAAGCCTTAAAAACTTGGTCAGCTCCTACGCCACCAACAGTCTCACCTAGTCCAGCTCCTACAACTCCTCCAACAGCTCTACCACGAACTCCAAAAGGTGATCCTATTTTTTGTCCTTTATATGCTCCAAATATATTAGGTGCTATAGCTATTGCACCTCTACCACCAAATTCTGCAACATCTCCAAAATCAAATCCTGCTGGATTAAACATTTTTGCACCACCAATAGAGTCATCATAAATTGCAAAGTTATCTCCTACTTTAACAGACTCAGGAAATTTTTTTGACATTGTAAGGTCTCTTGATTTTTCGTTTGGAGCTAAGCCCATAACAAACCTATCAAAAAAACTAGCACCAGATTTTTCGTCTAATTTAAAATTTTTTATTTGCTGTTCTGTAAAACCAGATTTTGATATGTAATCTAAGATATCATCTGTTGATGTTCCATCATCAATTAGCTTTTTAACATCAAGTTTTGTTTGTAATAAAGACTTTGCCATTATAAAAATCTTTCTCTTTGATCCTCTTTTGTTGTGTCACCTATTTGAAATGTACCACCCCATGCAGAAAAGGCTTTTGGATCATAACCTTTTATTTCTTGTTTTAAGATATTATTAAATATTCTTTTAAAATTATTAAATGCGTTAATAAAATCTTGATCTGTAGTAAAAGAACCTTTACCAAATTCTTCTTGTAATCTAAGTAGTTCTGGTTCTGTAACAGCAGCACCAGACCTATCTTTTAATGTTAAATTAAATAATCTAGCTATTTTTGCTTTATTTAACTTGCCTTCTTCTCCAACGAGAAAGTTTGGTAGTAGTTTACCTTCAATAAATCCAACACCCTCTATGTTGCCAGATTCTTTACTATCTTTAATAAGTTTTTCTACTTCATTAGCAGCAAAAATAATTTCGTTCCAATTATTTTTATTAAAATCATCTTGTATCACTTTTACTTTTTTATTTATATTTTCTTGTTTTAATTCATCTTCACCTGTTTCTAATGAAATTGTGTCCTTTTCTTCTTTTTTATTTTTATCTTTATAAGGCTCTAAAAGTCTGTCTAGTGTGTTTACAAAAGTACCAGTATTTTCAGTTAATTTACCTACATTACCTTTACCTACTAATCTTTCAATTTGTCTTGCTTGGCTTTCACTTAAATTAATATCTCTTTCAGCAGCATAAGCCTGAAATAATTCCCAATCACTATCATCTGTATCGGTTGTATCAGATTGTAAAGATGAACGAATATTAGCTAATGCTCCTAGTTCAGAAAAATCAGCCATTCGTCTTTGATTTCTTAATTGATTAGCGTTTTGAAATGCTGTTCCAATAGATTGACCTAGACTTGTTGGCATTGGTTGAAAACCAGCTTGTCCTAATAATCCAGTACCTAAATCTTGTGCATATTGTGATCCAATAAAACCTAGTAAACCTTTTGGTTTTTGAGGTGCTATTAATTGATTTAACTTTTGACCTATGACCTGATCTAATATTGAACTATTAAATTGTGTTTTTTGATTCATTAAAAGAACCCTCCAAGAAGTCCTCCTCCGATTGCACCAAAGAGAGGATTACCAAACATCGATGTACCACCTATTTGACTTGCAATATTAGCACCTGTTAATGCACCACCTAGTAATCCAGCACCTGTGTTTCTAAAGACAGGTTGTGTTGATACTGTTTGTGTTGGTACTGGCGAACCTAATGCACCTAAGAATTGATTTAATTTAAGAAATGGTTTTTGTTGTTCAAAGTCAAATCTTGCTATTGCATCTTGTAGTTTTGCTTGTTCTATGCTTTCTCTGTCAGCTCCTACCTGTGCTAGTCGTGATACATCATTGTAGTCCATCTCGCCTAGTTGTGGTGCTGTCATCATAGTTTGAGCTTGTAATGCTCTTTCACGATTAAATTGATCTCCATAGACTTGATTAGCTAATCTTCCAAGTGAGTCTGCTAGTATTTCTTGGTTTGCACCTGATCCTAGACGACCTGCTTTACTAAACTGAGATTGTACTTTTGATGTTACATCGTCAGCCATTTGATTAAATAAGGCTTGTGAGTAAGGATTTGTCGTAGGGGATAAGAAATCTCCAGCTAATGTTTGTTGAGCAAGATTTTGTGATTGATTCAATAACGGATTTCCAGCTACAGCTCTTGCAGATGCTAAATCTAATGCCGCTTGTGTTTCAGCGGCTGGAGCTACAAAGGTATTATTTGGGAAAAAGTTTGGTAAATCAGACTCAAATAAATCTTGGCTGTAATCAATAGCTTGTTCTAAGTATGGTCTAATAAACTCTGATGGTTCAGCAGATGATGTAGTTGTTACGTTTTGTGGTGATGATCCTTTTGACATTTTATATTTCCTTATTTAGTAAGTATGCTTTGACTCTAAATCCTTTCAATTTTCTTACCCAACCTTTTCGCCCAGCGACTTCAAGGTGAGTACAGTTTTCTTTCTTTGCAAATTTTTCTATAACTTTTTGTATTCTTTCTAACCAATTTTCTAGGTTTGTTCCTCCAGCTAAAAAGTATCGTAATACTTTTGACTGAGGGTATTGTGCTATCTCAGTTACGACAGCACTTTCGACTCTATTATTATTCCAACTAATAAATAGTTGCATACGATCATTAGCTAATCCATACAGTATATCTTTAATACTATAGGTTTCGTCTAATGCTTTTTCTAACAATGGAGCTACTTGACTCCATATAAACTCGACATCTTCACTAGGAACTCTAGTGACTACATTACCCAATGACACAGTATGATAATGTTTGATCTGTGTTTCCTGAACTTGCATGAGTTAAAGTTGCACTTCCGTCTGCTCTTGCAGAAACATGAAGTCCGTTTAATGCTGTTCTGCCATTTGCAGTCGTTGGCATAAAAAGTATCACAGAATTACCACTAATACGAGCATCAGTTAAGGTCGTTGATGTAGCACTAGCAGTTAGTGTTATTGTTCCTGTACTGTTAAGTTTACCATTGATCGTATTGTTTAATGATGTCGAAACTAATCGTAAATGTTGTCCTGTATCAGGTATTGATAAAGGTACTTGAGGAAATTGATTATCTGCCACCTTCAGGTCTCGCTTCTATATCTACACCTGACATGGTGTTAAAGTTACCTGTTACATTTACCCTAATCCGATGATACCTAGATGTACTCCGTAAAGGGCAAGTGCCAGTATCATTAGTGCTAACAGCATCGCCAGTTGTTGTGGTGTCAAGTTGTGATTGCCTCGTAATTGGTGTTATTGTTACAGATGTGTTTGTTGTTCCATCAACAATAGGTCTGCAATTAATTAGTGTTGATCTTTTTCCTTTAGCTCCCTCAAACTCTGTCGTATCAACTGTAGCTGATAAACTATTTGCAATAAACTTTCCAAACTTGTTTGCAGAGTTAAAACCAGCTAGACCGACAATACCTTCTTTGTAGAAGTATGAGTCTAATGATTTTGGAAGATTATCTAAGTCACCTAATACATCAAGGCTCTCTAAAGTAGTAAATGCCTCTTGTGATGCACTAGCAATAAACTCTAAGTCCTGTCCACTGCCTGTACTCCATTTATCAACTGCATAGTTGTATATCAAGAGTTTGTTATTGGTTGTACCTGTAGCTCCTGATCCTCGATAAGACCATACAACAATACTATTGTTAGGATCGACAGCCGATGTAATACCATCAAGGTTAGATGATAAGTCATCAAAAAAGAAGTTATCTACTTTACCATTACCTATTGGTGTTAATTGTTGTCCACCAGTTAGTTTGTAAAAACCATCTTGTGCTAAAAAGAAAACCATGTTTCCATAAGAAGCAACAGACTTAGGAGCAAATGCACCAATATTATCTGCAATCTTATCAAACTGGAAAATCAATGGCACACCGACATAAGACATTCTATAGATTGCCTTTTCCATAAAAATCACACCAGCACTCTCACCACCGACAATGGCTTGAATATTACCATGTGATCCTACAATATCTTGGAAACCTGATTGCGTTGATTGACTCGGTGTCCATGTAGAACTGTCGTTAATACCTGACCACTTTACTCTTTGGTTGTATACTGTGCCTGATTCATTTGTATATCCAGCTACAACAAAGTCTCTAATGACTGCAATATATTTTGCTTTAAGAGAAACAAGATCACTAAAAGCACTACTTGTACCTTCTGTAAACTTCTGAATATTGTCTGCAAAGTTTGTTGCAATAATGTTTGAACCAAACTGTGTAAATGCCCAAAAGTCTCTTGCATTTTCTGTAGTAGAGTTGTTGTAGCCACCAGCTTTACTTTTATCTTGAAAGACTAGAGAGGAGTCCATCTGATAAAGTTTGGTAGCGTCACCAGCATAGTTCGTAGAACCACTAGCACTAAAACTTGTAAATAAACCAACAGCACTACCTGTTAATCCTGTACCACTTAATGCCTGAAAACCAGCTAGGCTTTTATAGCCTTTTGCAAGAGGTAAGACATTATCAACTACTAAAGCACCTGAGTTCTCATAAGTAGGTAGGTCAGCTTGTAAATCGCCAAAATCGATCATCTAAGCCACCTGTGGTGTGGACATCTGTAATGGTGATGATGTAGTAGATCCTCGTGATGAAGTTTCGTTTGCATTTTTTAATGCTTCTTTATACAGAGTTGCCCAAGTATTTATCCTTTCATCTTGCATAATAAATGGTGCTGACTCAGCCAGTGAACCATATAAATACAACTCAGGATAATTAGTTAATATTGTATTTGTTGTATTGTCGTCTGATAATGCCGATATTGTTTTGTAATAGTTTATTTGCAAGGTTGTAGCACTGTCAGGTGCTATACCTAACAATATGTTAGATCCCACTATAGTAAAATATGTCGGTTTACCGCTTGTTTGACTCGTATTATATTTATTGTAAAAATCTGTATTACTCATAAATCTTAAAGTACAATAAGGGTTGCTTTGATATATAACAGTAGTTGCCTCTAAATATCCTGTAGGCAGAGAATAACTTTGTGTACCAGCAACTGTTGTTGTGGAAGTATCAGTGTTTACCATTTCTCTAACTCGCAACTCTCTATTGAGTCTAGCCTCAGTCAAAGTAATAAAATCACCTAAGTATGCAGTGAGATCACTTCTATTGAGATAGTTCGCAATAGTAGTTTTTAAATTGGAGTATGTGTCTAATGCCATTATAAGTTACCTGTATATATTCTAAAATGTCTGTTATCAGAGTCGTTTAACCAACGAAAAAATCTAGTCTTATCTAAAACTTTTCCATTGTAATTTAAGATGCCTTGTTTAGCTAATTGATGAACTACAATGTTTGGCAGTCTAGCAACACGATATCCTTTTTCATGTTCTAATGCTTTTGCTTTATATGCACCTTCGTTTTGTGCTTTTTTATTAGCATCTAAGATTTCTTTGATAGTTGCCTGATCTTGGTAGTTTTCAATATGATATTTATTCTCAGCTTCATCAACTATAAGATTTGTTTTAACTGATGATTGATCGTTAGGATCGTTAAGTGAGAATTTTTTTGCCATTACTTTATCGCTTTAGCTATCATCGCATCTATTGTGTCTTTCATGGATAAACCTTGATTACCTGAAATGCTTAACATTGGATCGTATTTACGATCACCCATAGATGTTTGCTTAGATTGTTTTTTACCATCGCCTTTAGAAATCATTTGGTCTGATTTCTTTGCGTTTTCTACAACCTTAAACAACCTTGATGTATGTTTTTTGTTTGTAAATATTGCCATTTTTTCCTCTCTATATGTAAAGGGGGTGCATTAAACACCCCCAGTCCTTTGACTACAAATAATTATGCAGTTAAGTTAAATATTCCGTAGTTTGCGTTTGGTGCTTTTGCACATAAAGCATACTCAGCTAAGAGCAACTTCTTGTCAGAGTCACCAGTTTTTGCA